ACATATATTTAAAAAACGTTAAAGAAATGTTGCATATATGGGTTGACAGCCTTATGGAAAAGGTGTAGTATACAAATATCCCAAATATGCAACGAAAGGAAGTGGAGAAATGTCATTTGATAAATTAAAGGGGAAGATGGCAGAAGCGCATGTTTCACAGGCTAAATTATCAGGATATCTTGGTATTACTGTGCAATCTCTGAATGCAAAGTTAAATGGGAGAACACAATTTACATTGGAAGAGGCTGTTAAGATTACTGAATTTTTAAATCTGAAAGATCCTGTAGATATTTTTTTTGCTCCGAGCGTCCCAAAAATGCAACACAGTAATGAGAGTGGTGAGTAGAAAAAATGAGGTGATGGAAGAGAATGAACATTTGCGAAGCAACAAAGAAAGCACTGGAAGAAAACAAGTGTATAAGAGAGAAACCTTATAAGGTAAAAGTAAAACCTATAAAGGGAGATGTCGGGACAATAATGGGACTGGATGGGAGCCATCCTGTTAAAGGATGGCAGCCAACAGCCAGAGAATTGGTTTCTGAGTCGTGGGAAGTTATGGAATAAATTGAGCCAGAAAATTTACGACATTAAGAAGAGTTTCCTTTTTCTGGTTTTCCATGGTGACGATAGCTTTATCAGTAAGAGAGGAATCATAAATAAAATCACTGGCATGATGATTATCAAGATAACCATTGCGCC